CCAGAGGCGTCGAGGCGCATCTTCTCCAAGCCGGACACCATGAACCGCGTCAGCGACCCGCCAATTAGCAACGGCTGATAGGTCGCTTCCGTGTTGTTGACCGCATCGACAACCGTGCCGGTAGCAGCAATCGACTGCACCCGCAAAGCGTAAGACGCGCCCGCAAAAAAGCTGCCCGTCACGCCATCTGCGGCCACAACATGAAGTCTATACGCTGGCGAACTCGTCCCGATACCAACATTACCATTCGCTACAATATAAGCAGCGGTACCAAATGTTGATGTATTTGTTCCGACTTGCAATGTTGTTGATACGTTAGCAAACCCGGTAATGGTAGTATTGCCTGCGGCTAGAGTTGTGATACCAGATGCTGCACCTGCTGCTACTAAAGAAGATATTGATATCGGCTGGCCATTAGTCGACCAACGATCGTTTGTTTCATCCCAGATAAACTGTGCATTAGCAGATGTACCACGCATAATCTCAATGCCGGCATTCTCTGTAGGAGGGTTAGCTCCTAGATCAGCATTAAGTGTGACGATATTATCGCCGACCTCTAGTGTTGTCGTATTGATATAAGTTCTGGTACCAGAAACAGTCAAGTTACCTGTAAGTGCTAGGTCTGTAATTGATAGTGCCGAGTTAACATGAATGCCTGTAGTATTAACGGTCAGTGTTGAACCGGTTACAACACCGATCGTACCAGTCGTTGTAATAGGTCCACCAGAAAGTCCATTCGCAGTTGCAACAGAGGTAATTGTACCACCAGAATTATCGTCTAGTGCCCAATACGCAACAGATCCGTTACTATGAAGAATCTGTCCTACAGTCCCAATTTCACCATTGGCTATAATGCCTTTGACATTTAAATTATTAAAAACGTGAATAGTATCTTTAGACATTGGACATTGCTACCATTATAGTATTTGAGATGGCACTTGACATATAAGCAAATTCGGTCGGAGTAGTAACAAATACAGCATTAGAGATATACTTATTGAAAGTGTCAGTAGATGTGACTACTGCATTTCCATTTCTACTTGCAACGATTCCACTTGAATTATAAATCAAGGCTAGTTTGTTCGTAGGTTGTTGCGGTCCGCAGTTGAGTGTATTGATATAAACATTATTAGATGCATCTACATAGACACGATTATTGGCGGTTGTAGAGTTAAGACTGAATACAGTAGCACCAGCAGACACTGCACTCCACTTAAGATACAAAGAACCTTCGTCCTGATCATATGTATAGAATGGAACATACTCATTCAGCTGAAGGTTCTTAAGATAGAGTCTGTTGCCAATGTCACCAAACCCAGTCGAGATAATAACAAGACCATCCGTTGTTGTTGAGAACACAATTGAGAATGCAGTCTCTACACCGGTTGCAATATATCCACCAAGATCATTCTCGCCAAATAGTGTTCCTACTTCAATTCTAGAAGGTCCGGTGTCTCTTTCCGGAAGATATGACTCAACATCAGAAGCAGTGTAATACGCATTCCCTGAAAGTATATATCTTTTACCGGCAGTAAGATTTAATTGATATGATTGGCAGTTATCCTTCTGTCCAGATGACACGACTAGTTGATAGTCACCTTCAATCGACTTAACACTACCATTGATTGGCGTATCCAATAGCGTGATATTTCCATTTTTAATCGGACCCATCACACCAGATGTTACATAAACGTTTGCATCTGTAAAGATGTTGTTATTGGTCTGCCTAACAGTCATATTGTTGGAACCGTTAAAATAGATTCCAATGCCTTCGTCAGTCTTGATATTTCTTCCACTCAACGTATTCTCGGAGTATAGATTACATACGGTTACAGTTCTCTCGATGCTGAATGTAGTGGGTATAACAGTAGGCGTGACATTAACAGTACCGCTGTTATTTGCAATCGTTACTGTTAACTCAAGTGGGATGATTCCAGACTTAGCTAGTGCATACTGTTGTTCAGATGATTGAATGCCATCGTGATTGATATCAAGAGTAGAGTACCATGTTGTATTACCAGCAACTACCTGAATTTTATAGTTAATGACCTTCTCAGTCGGTAACACAAATGTATCTATTACCTGAGAAGAAGTATTAGTAGATGTATATACTGTATTTGTCATTTAATCATATCTTCATTGGGCCATTCAACATAAAATGGAAACCCGCTTTGTTCTGTGACATCACGCAGTGCCTGTCGATACTCTGTCCACTTATTACTGGTTGTTTCTGGTACATCTCGCCCCTGAGTCCAGTCTGTGGCAGCTAGTCGCGTATTGCGTTCTTTGCGAACATCAATCGACAATTGCCCATCGCTTATCGCAGGTTCGTTTATAGCAGGTTCAACTCCTGGAATCCAATCGCCTGCTTCCCAACGGTAACATCCTTCTGTCGGTGGCGGCAAATATGTCCAATTTGCGCTTACGCCTTCACTGGGTTCAATTTCTTTTACCGCACCTAAAAAACCGTTTAATTTGATTTCATACACTTTGATCATTTTAAGCTCCCGCATAAATGTATTCATTAGTAGCCAAACCAACAACATGTTGTGGTACAAAGAATGTAGTTGAAGTGTTATATGAAAACAGTGGATACTCAACAATTGCGTTAACGACCGTAGCGGCTGTACTAGCGAAAGAACCTAGCGTAAGTGCCCGTGTATCACTTGCGCGTACTGGAGTCTCTTTGGAATTTACAGTCAGTCCAATATTTCCAGGAATTGCCAAGCTAAGACGAGAATATGGAGTTATCATATTATCACTTGCCTTCCAAATAAGTCCGCTTGATCCATTAATGTTGAAGCCATAACCGTTGTAAGTTCCAAGTGCAGTAATGGTTTGTGACGGACCAGAAATGATATTAGAGGCATCTGGAGTATGGAAAGATGACCAATACCAATATCCTCCAGTATACACTACAGATGTAGCAGTTTGTCCTATGCCGTAAATCGGCAACCAAGTGGCGCCGCCATCTGTTGTTTTATAAACTCCATAGTTTGCTGCACCAACAACCAGTGTTGTACCGTCAGTTCCAGAAGGTCCTACTGCCTGCTGTCCAGCAGGGAAGTTACCAGAAGACCATGTCAGGCCACCATCAGATGAATAGTAAACGGTCTGCGTATTAAGTGCATCAGCAACAGCAGCGCTGCCAGTGAAAAATGTCAATTTGCCACTGGCATACGCGATATCAGTAAGACTGCTGACCCGTTTAAATACTCGAGTAGTGCTAGTGTCGGTACTTTGACTGACATCGGCATAATGTGTCCAAGTGTCTCCATCTGTAGACCTATATACCCCTACAGGTCCAGTGGAATTAATGTATACGTTAATATAAGCGGACCCATCATATGTTATATACCCATGCACAGCAGTGCGACTTGGTGTAAACGTAATACCATCGGATGATGTATATACAATCGGATAATTAGCAATCGCCGCGGCAAAATATTTATCGTTTATCTTTTGAAGAGTATTAAAACTGCTTGTACGGTACGTAACTTGGTCTGCAGAACGCCAAGTTACTCCGTCAGATGATAATGAGATATAGTTTGGAGCTAGCCTGATATACTTACCACCGAGATACACGACCCTACTCATTGTTATCTCGTCTGGAAACGCCACTCGAACCCATGTAACTCCACTATTAATACTTTTAAAATACCCGCCACCGTTTTGCGTTAGTATAAAGGCTAGCCATTGAGTCCCGTCATATATGACATTCCCGAGAACAACTGTGTTAACGCCCAATGTGCGGTTAGTCCACGTTGTTCCATTAGTAGATGTATAGACTGTTCCAGATAAGCCTACCAACACTAAAACGTTATTAGTACTATCAAATGCAATATCACTGAATGTCGCCGATCCCGCGGACCTCGAGGTCCATGTTGTACCATCTGGAGATGTATACAACAGACCACCCACTCCTATGGCGACAAAAAGATTGATTGTCCCGGCTGCCCAAATTACCTTATAAAACTGGGTGCTGCCAGCAGAACGTGTTGTCCACGTCAGACCATCAGAAGAAGTATAACATGCACCCGCTGCTCCAACTGCAACAAACTGACCATTATCAAAAATCACATCGCCAAACGCTTGTGCGCCTGCAGCACGGGATGTCCAAGTCGCAAGGTTAGGTGAGGAAAATATGTTTCCAGAGTTTCCAACAGCCACGTAGACACCTGCACCATAAGCAAACTTATTGATGCCTGTCGTTGTCGGCGTGGTTCGAACAGTCCAGTCTATACCATTAGTAGATGTTGCAATGCTAGCTGTAGAATTGCCTCCACCAATTAGGTAGTTTCCATTTAGGTAAGCAATACAATTCCCTGATGAGAACGCACTAGTACCTGTGAGTGACGTAGCAGTCCAACTATTGCCATCAGAAGAATATAACGGTAGGCCACGCGAACTAACCATAACATACTGATTACTGCCATTATACGCAACTTGTCTGCCACCAGTAGTAAGAGATACGTTAAAAGCTATGGTAAAGCCTGGCTGATAAGCTTCTCGAGTACCACCTGCAAGAACAACTATACCCATGTCCCCAATAGCAACGGCCTTGCCATTAACATCATGAAAAGCAAAAATACCGCCGCCACTGGCATCTCGTTTTAATGTCCAAGTGGTTCCGTCTGCAGAAGTTGCATAAAGTCCGTCAGTTGATCCTCCGGCATAGAAAGTCGAACCAACATACCCAACACTTAGTACCTGAGCATTTGGTATATTTGTTGCCCGCATCGCCCAAGTAAGACCGTCAGTAGAAGTATGTATCCCAACTAAAGTTGCAGCAAGGAAAATCCCCCCGCCGTACACTACCTGAACGACGTTGCTTGCGCCGACAGAGCGAGATGTCCATGTGATACCATTTGGCGATGTAACCACGTTCCCAGTACTGATGTTGCCATAGGCTACATAGAGTGAGTTTGCGTATATAACATCTTGGTATGCGCAACTAATCGGGTTGGTTTGTGTGGTCCAGTTAATGCCATCCGGTGAAGTAATTATAGATCCTGCACCGGTGCTACTAACCGCGACAAATTGTCCTCCAGCATAGATAACTTTAAGATATACGGCTGTAAGTGTGGCCGGAGCAGCTTGAGTAAAGGTTATAAGATCAGTTGAATAAAGTATAGCACCAGAGTACGCGATTACATAAACACCAGCGCCATATGCAATAGAATTGGCGGATGTAGTGCCGCCGGATGCTGAAGCTTGCATAGTCCTGGCCGACCAGTTTATACCATCAGGAGACACCAAAAGTGTTGCACCGTTATTAGATGGCGTAGTTGTTGCAACAAATTGATTGTTTACATACCGTATGCCAGTGATAGTAGATATTGATGCATTTGGTGGTACAGCAGAAAAAGACGTGCCGTCTGTTGTATAAATTATTCTTGGTGTTTGTGTAGTACCAAAAACCCATGCGGTGCCGCTAGTCGCCATAGAGTATAACGCCCTCCCGCCAGTGTTTGTGAATGAACACGGAACAGGTATCTGGGCTTTTGGCATTGCTACCGGCGCGCCTATATCTGGTACATCTCCTAGCGCTGCGGCCAATGCTGAATATGATGCTTTGCTGTAATATTTACCTGTCTGAAGCCACGTGCCACTTGTTGGTGCCGTAGTTGATTGAACTACTTGACCAAGGGATGGTGTAAATCCGCCACCACCACCACTTCCAGCGGCCCAATAAGCAGAACCAGATCCATTAGAAGTAAGTACGTCTCCAGAAGAACCAAATGTGCCATTTGCAACAATGCTTGATGTATTGCTTAGTATTAAATGATCCGCTGCACTTAGATTGACATTAGAATTGAATGTAGCAATTCCACCGACAGTGAGTGTAGTCGATACGTTAGCAAACCCAGTAATAGTTGTATTACCGGCATCTAATGTTCCTTGTATATTTGTAGATCCACCAACCGATAGTTTATCAGCCGGCGCAGTATTGGCTATACCGACATTTCTACTCGGGGCAATACGCATCGCCTCGTCGGCTATTAATGTTCCATTAGCATGGAATATAACTGGACGTGCAGCTTTTGTACCAATTGAAAGACTGGTATCTGATGCGTAAAGATATCCATCCCCGGCACCAACAACTGTATAGTTAGCATTACTATAATTAGTACTGTTAATACCAAGATCTATATAACCAAAAGTGTTATTACCCGAATCGTTTGTAACAACAAGATCAGATGATGCATTAATGCCGGTATTGGCATTTTGAATTACAACCTGAACAAATGTATTCTGCTGACCATCAAGTTCAACAAGTGCAGTAGCACCAAAGTCAAATGCTACTGGATTTCCGACATTTAGTTTTGTCTGAACCTGTGCATTATTGACTGTTAATTTTGTTAGTGACTTGTCATAAACAAATGACGTAGAACCGTTTGCAGCGCCGGCATCATTAAATATGACTTGTTGATTTGTTCCAGCAACCGGTCCAGCAGAACCGGTATATCCAATTACACCCTGACTTCCAGTAAAGCCAATAACTCCATTAGAACCGGTGAAACCAGTTACACCATTAGATCCAGTATAACCAATAACTCCTTGGCTACCTGTAAAACCAATAACTCCATTGGATCCGGTGTAACCGGTTACACCATTAGAACCAGTATAACCAATAACTCCTTGGCTACCTGTAAACCCAGTTACACCATTGGATCCGGTGTAACCAATAACACCTTGTATGCCTTGAGAGCCAGTATATCCGATTGCGCCTTGTATACCTTGTGATCCAGTAAATCCAGTATCACCTTTATCACCAGTTCTAGTGAATGTTGCTACTGTTGAGAGGTTGTTTGCAAAAGAATAACCACCACTTAACCAGGCTATTGGAACTTCAAAATAGTTACCGGTATGACTGTGATTTCCAACAATGGAGAACTGTGAAAAGTTGAGACTATTGGCTGCTTCAACCACGTTGAAGTTGCCTTTAATAGCCGATGTAGAGTCATCGATTGTTGTCAGATAGTTATAAGAATTGGCACCCGTGCTATCAAGAAAACTGATATACATAACAGAAGCTGAAGCAAGATTTGCAGTATTAAATTTTACAACCCCACTACCAGGATCTGTGTTTACAGTATTTGAAGAGAATGTATAGTCAAATGATGCACCACCGAATGATCCAGTATCACCCTTGGATCCAGTATAACCAAGGGAACCAGCATATCCTGTAACACCATTAGAACCAGTATATCCAATTACGCCGTTGGAACCGGTAAAACCAATTATACCTTGGGAACCTGTATATCCAATTATGCCTTGACTACCAGTAAAACCAATAACTCCCTGGCTACCAGTATAACCAATTACACCTTGACTACCAGTAAAGCCAATAATACCTTGTATACCCTGGCTACCGGTAAAACCAATAACACCATTAGATCCAGTAAATCCAGTTACACCATTCGATCCGGTGAAACCGGTTATACCTTGTGAACCAGTATAACCTTGTATACCCTGAGATCCAACAAACCCAATAACACCAATTTCGCCCTTAGAACCGGTATACCCGATTACACCATTAGAACCAGTATACCCGATTACACCATTAGAACCAGTATACCCGATTACACCATTAGAACCTGTATATCCTTTATCACCTTGGATACCTTGCGATCCGGTAAATCCAGCATTATCAGTCCAATAAATACTGCTGCCGTTTGATGACAGTGTTTGGCCTGGTGTACCTGGAGTACCATTGGCAACAAGTGTAGTAATAGAAGAAGTGGTTATATTTGCACCGATCTCGAATAGAACCGAGCCATTCGATGATATAACTTTCTTATCTGTGAGATTGATGGATAGCTCGCCGGGATTAATATACCGAGTATTTGCTGGGTTAGTTGACGGCAGTCGGCCGGAGACAAACGTTCTCTTATGGATAATCGGTGTCGTATTAGCCATATGGCTCTCCTGGCGTAGATATATATCTTTATGCGCACTATATAGTGTACATTAGTTCGGAACTATGATATATTTATAAGAATGGTTACGTGGAGATCTTATGAAAATTGCATTTATTGACACTCTTGGTTTGACTTATGACGGATCAACACTAGAAAAACGCGGACTAGGTGGATCAGAATCCGCTGTTATCCGAATGTCACAGGAGTTGGCCAAGATAGGATTTCAGGTAACTGTCTATAATGACTGTACCTCTGACGACTCAGAACCTGGTTTTTATGATGGTGTAGAATATCGGCCAGTTTCTATTGCTCAAACTGTTCCGCGACAATTTGATGTTTGCATTGTCTCAAGATCTATTAACCCCATTGCTGATAGTTGGGAAGTTCCTACAAATGCTAAACACGTGTGTCTTTGGATGCATGATACATTTTGCGAGGGTGATAATCAGATCGAGCATCTTATTAATCAAGGTAAGATTAATGAGATCTTTACATTGTCGGACTGGCATACTGGATATGTCACCCATTGCGACCATGGCTTTCGCCGTAACTTCGATGTCCTAAAGAACCATATCTTTCAGACTCGTAACGGTATCGGTAACATGAATCCTGGTTGGATCGACGTACGTGACAAAGATCCGAACCTATTTGTGTTCAACGCCTCTGTTACCAAAGGAATGGTTCCTCTAGTCAAGCAGATCTGGCCTGAGGTTAAACGACGTATTCCTGATGCTAAGTTAAAGATCATCGGTGGATACTATAAGTTCCGTGAAGCTGCAGGTCCAGATCAACAAGAAAAAGATTGGGCCGAGATGGCTCTTCAACATGGAGATAATATCGAGTTTACCGGTGTGATTACCCAGCAGGAGATCTCAAACATTTTGCATGATGCCAGTTATATGATTTATCCTGCAGGATTTCCTGAAACATTTGGTATCTCTACACTAGAGGCATTAGCCCATAACGTTCCTTTGATTACATGTCGTTTCGGTGCTCTAGAGGAGACTGCAATAGATCTTGCATCATGGAAGATCAACTATCCGGTTGAACCAAACTGGGCATTACCATGGCTTGATCAGAATATTCAAGTCGATATCTTTGTCAACACAGTTGTTGATGCATACAACAACAAGTATCTGCACCAGCAGAAGATGTATGCATGCAACCAGGTCAAGGATATCTGCACCTGGGATACCGTCGCTCTTCAGTGGAAGCAGCATCTATATAAGAAACTTGGCAAGTTCATGGACATTACTGAGTATCGTAGTGTACAGAAGATCAATAGCCGGGTTCGTAAGGTATTTGGTCGCCGGTTCATGAATCATGAAGAACTAGTAGAGCCGATACACCACAAACCACGATGGATTTCTATTGTTACTCCGGTATATAATGCCGAGAAGTATATTGCGCGGTGCATTGAATCGGTGGCACAGCAAGATTATAATGACTATATGATGTATATCATCGACGACTGTTCTACTGATAATACCGTAGAAGTTATTAAGCAAACAATCAATGCCCTTCCTATCGACATTGCCGACAAATTTCAGTTGATTACAAACACCAAGAATAAAGGTGCCGTGTGTAATCAGATTACAACTATCGAAGGCAATTGTTTAAAAAATGATATCATCATGCTTATTGATGGTGATGATTGGCTAGTTAATAATCCTAACATATTTCATATGTACAACAATCTGTACCAGGATGGGGCAGAGTTTACCTATGGTTCGTGTTGGTCATTGGTCGATAATATACCGTTAATTGCACAGGAATATCCACCTGAAGTCAAGGCTAGTAAGACGTATCGCGACTATAAGTTTAATTGGAATATGCCATACACCCATCTGCGCACATTCAAGTGGGAACTGATGGATGGGTTTATTCATCAGTATGGCCGTGATTCATTCAAGGATGAAGAAGGCAACTGGCTGAAAGCAGGCGGTGATACAGCTGTATTCTATGCCATGATTGAACAGGCAAATCCTGATAACATTATCTGCATTCCAGATATCGTGTATAACTATAATGATGCCAATCCTATTAATGACTATAAGGTCAATAGCGATGAGCAGACTAAGACTGCTACTAAAGTATTGAACACGACTTCGCCATTCACTCCTGGGCAGATTGATTTGAGACCACTATGAAAAATTATGAAAACGATATTGCTGTAACCTATATTGATAGAGAATGGCCAGATATTGAGAAGGAAATACGTAACCATGTAACAGACTGGTCTGTGTGTATCCAAGCCGGTGGCCACCTTGGGTTATATCCTACACGTCTTTCGAAGTTGTTTGGCACAGTACATACATTTGAAGCTGATGCCGGTAACTATCAAAAGCTTGTTGAAAACTGCAGCGATGAAAATAACATCGTGTGTTATCATAATGCGTTAAGTGCATATTCTAGAGCAATGGGCATTTGGCGAATGCCTGGTGGAAATACCGGTCAGAATTTTGTTGTTCAAGGTAACGATGTTGATGCAATCACCATTGACTCTCTTAACTTACCATCGTGTGGTTTGATCCAACTTGATATTGAGAGGCATGAACTGTTTGCGTTGATGGGTGCAATTGAAACCATTGAAAAGTTCCGGCCAGTTATTATTCTCGAGGGGCCGGAAACAACCAACAATGCATGCAATATTATTTTAGAACAACTCGGCTATGAGTTTATTGCAAGAGCCGGACAAGATAGTGTATTTGTGTACACAAATTCAGCTGCACCAACTACAGAGTATAGAGATGTTAATATGAAAAAGATTCTAGTTGCTATTCCTACTGCTCGTTATATCGAACCGGATACATTTAAGTCGATCTATGATTTGGATGTTCCTGCTGGATACGAAATAACGTTTCAGCATTTCTACGGATACCGAGTTGACCAGGTACGTAATCTAATATGTGATTGGGTTGCACGCGGTTATGATTATTTGCTGGCAGTCGATCATGACGTGACCTTTGCACCGGATACACTTAGGAAGTTACTGGATCACAATGTGGATCTGGTATCAGGTGTCTATAGGCAGCGACTAGAGCCACAGGCGATTGAGATCTACGATTTAAATCAGCAGCGTATGACTATCGATCAGATCTATGGAAAAGATCTTGTTAGGATCGGCGCCTGTGGATTTGGTTGTGTTCTTGTCAAAAAGGAAGTTATCGTCGGAGTTGGATATCCACAGTTCGAATATCATCCAGCGCTCGATCACGGTAAAACTGTCAGCGAGGATACCGACTTCTGCAGAAAGGCAACAAACAACGGATTTGAACTATGGTGTGATCCATCCATTCTTTGTGGCCACATCGGTTCGACTACAATGTACGTCCAAACTCCTGAAGTTGTAATCAATCCAGTTGAAACAAGATTGCGTGGATTGTCTCTACGAGACGATCTTCCAAGAGACCATGTTGATTATCTCAAGGGCATGGATATCAATCCAAAGGTGATCTATGACATCGGTGCATGCATTATGCACTGGACGAAGGAAGCCAATAGAATTTGGCCTGATTCTAAGATTGTTATGTTCGATGCTATGGACCATGCCGAGTTTCTTTACAAAGAATCAGGCCATGAGTATTACTGTGGCCAAGCTATCGGCGATGTGTCTGGTAAGTCTATCGATTTCTATGAGAAGCCAATGGATCCTGCAGGTAATAGTTACTATAAGGAAAACTCAGCACATTTTACTGAAGCTGATAAAGTAACAAAGACCATGATTACACTAGATGATTTGGTCACCAGCCGCCGTATACAACTGCCAGATCTTGTCAAGATTGATGTGCAGGGAGCTGAACTGGATGTTCTACGCGGTGCACAGTATACTTTAAAGGACTGTAACGATATCATTATTGAGATGCAGCATGAAGAGTATAATCTTGGCGCGCCTCAGGTTGCAGAGGTTACAGAATATCTTAACATGTTAGGATTTAAGTTAGTAAGTGTAATTCGTACTACAGGCGCAGATGGCGACTATCACTTTGCCCGGGCAAAGTTGTAATTAATTACGACGATGAACTAGTATATGCGCCAACGTAAGTGTTCATTTTAGAACTCGCCGCCGTCAATAGCTCCAACAATGAATTGTTGAGTAAACTGTTTAATCTCATACTTGTCTGATGTTTGATTGTAGATTAATACGGCACCTTCGGTGACATTAACTTCATCAACATCGGGCAGATCTTCGATACTATTAATCTGATACTCACGAAACTGATTCTTGACAGTCAGAGTAGTTGGATTAAGAATAGGTGTTGTATTGTCAACCTTAACGGTCAACTTTGTCTCTCTATTGATCTTGGCGTTTAATGTCATCTTGTCACCTGTGGTGTAACCGTGACGATTCCCTCAAGCAATCTAGTAATAGCACCATTAGGATCCGTCAACTCACAGTCGTAGACATAACGGCCGGATGAAACATTTGCAGTAGTGTTAGCATTCATCGACAAAGTTACAGTGCCGATAGTTGGAGAGATGGACACTACAAATGCAACTGAATTAGAGGAGGTATAATGCTTACGCAGTTGCGCAGCACCAGAATACCCGGTCAGATTGACAATATCATCATTTTCGTCAGTGACGTTGATCGTTGTCTGGAACGTAGTTCCCTGATCGATATCTAAATTAGCTTTAATTGCCATTTACTCTTCCATTGTAGTTATGAAGTTGTATCTAACTGATAAGTTATAGTTGCAGCTGCCGCCGTAACACCAGTTGAAATTCTTCTTATAGTCACATAAAGATCGATATTGAAAGTTCGGTTAGCAACAGCGCTTAGTGTCCAACCAGCAGCAACGCCGCCTAATGTAACCCATGTATCAAGCGGTGAAACTGAACTTGACCAAGTCCCGAGAGCAACAGATCTGGTTGCAAATATCTCATAATAAGAAAGATTTGTTGAATCTAATGTGCCACCAACACCAATTAATGAAAATACATTTTCATAAAAAAATGCTGGATTGTTGTCTGCGTATTCGAATGCACGACCATCTGTAGAAACACCAAATGTCACTGAACCTGGCGAACCACCTGTAAAATTAGAGATGCCGCGCGCCGATAATCCAACATACGGAATCGATTTACCATTGAATGAGCTCATCGTCAAACCTGACGCAGTAGTACCGATTCCTGTCATTGCACCATCGTTTGGTACGTATGACCCACCTCTATTATAGCCGCTAAAGGCGTTGCCTCCACTAAATACAGATTTGATGGAAGATAATGATGGAGTAGAAACTATCCCAGGCATTATCTATTCTCCAACTTCTCTACTTTAGCATTCAATTCTTTAATAGCTTCAATAAGTACAGCAGTTAACTTGTTATAGTTAACAAGTTTATACCCATTTTCGCGATTGGTGTGAACAAATTCTGGATATACTTGTTCAATTTCCTGGGCGATCAAACCAATTTCTTCATTAGATCCAAATCCCATATTTCTTGCAGTATCGTTCCATGAATACCGCACGCCATTTATTTTAGTAACATTATTTAACGCATTTGTTATATTGCCGAATATGTTCTTTAAGTTCTTATCTGATGAAAGTACAAAGTCGCCGGCGTATACAGTCGCAGAATAACCATCACTTAAAGTTGAGCCGGTTGATGCATAATAAGCTACTGCACCGGCACTAGTACCATTGTTAACAATACCTACACCAGCAGATCCAGTATAACCAATAATGCCCTGTGATCCAGTATAACCAATAATACCTTGCGATCCAGTATATCCGACACCTTGTGAACCTTGTGATCCAGTATAACCAATAATACCTTGTGATCCAGTATATCCGACTCCTTGTGATCCTGTAAATCCAGCAGATCCATTAAATCCATTAGTACCAGCAGATCCAGTATAACCAATAATACCTTGCGATCCTGTAAATCCAACAGACCCATTAAATCCATTAGTACCAGCAGATCCGGTGTATCCAATAATACCTTGTGATCCAGTATATCCAATAATGCCCTGCGATCCTGTAAATCCAACAGACCCATTAAATCCATTAGTACCAGCAGATCCAGTATAACCAATAACACCCTGCGATCCGGTATAACCAATAATACCTTGTGATCCTGTAAATCCAACAGACCCATTAAATCCATTAGTACCAGCAGACCCGGTATAACCAATAATACCTTGTGATCCTGTGTATCCAACACCTTGTGGTCCAGCAGAACCAGTAAAACCAGTTACACCATTAGATCCAGTAAATCCAGTTGGTCCAACATTTAGTGCCCAAGATGAATCGGTACCATTAGTTCTTAAGTAATACCCATTGACTGCAGTGTTCTGTGTTGGTAGGAGATTATTTAGTGCAGCATTTTGTGTTGTAGCATTAGTACCACCTTGGCCGATGTTTAGAACACCATTCGAGATTGATGAAGCATTAACAGTAATACCTGTTGCATTTGCTATAATACCAGAGCCAGCTCTAATATTAATTGCTACGTCATTTGCAGTAACAATAGAGTTGGATATGTTGATATTGCCAGCCCAAATATCAAATGTTCTGGTTGTGTTACCTAACGCTTTGCCGTTGGCTGTAGGAATTAAACTACCATCGATCGATGTGTTGCTATATGTAAGATTTCCTACAACAAACACATCACCATTAACAGTAAGAGACTGTCTGACAATAACATGGGCATTAACAGTGGTGTTCGCCTGGAATAGCGAGTCACCTCCTGTTACTAAAAACCCGTTGTCTACTTTGAAATTAGTATTTGCCATGTCAACCTTACTTGATTAGATGTGCTACAACTTTTACTGCTGAACTAGCCACTGTTTGCACAAGATATAGATTAACGTTAGCAGTATCGGTATTTGCTATAAATGTTCCTAGTGGAGATGATGCACCATTTGAGGCAACCGTGCCATACACAGTAATATAAGCATTGCTTGCGGCATCATGTGCTAGTACCATTTCTGAAAGTTGTGTCTGCCCGTTCTTAATCTGAATCTCGAACTTGCCAGATGAATAGGTTGCTTTAGGGAATCTATAAACTAACACAGCACCGATTGTAGCACCAATGTTACCATTAGCAATTACATCCTGCACATAGTCGGTTTGGAATGTAACAGTGCCGCCAACTGATAGCGTATTTGATAGTGTAGTTACCCCAACAACACTTAGTGTTCCAGCTACATTAGCCGTGCTTTGAAGATTTGCTGCACCGACAACATTTAGTGTATTTGATAGCGTAGTTGCACCAGTTACTGTGATTGTATTTGATAATGTTGCCGCGCCGACAACTCCAATTGTTCCAGCCACATTAGCTGTACTCTGTAGATTTGCTGCGCCGACCACATTCAATGTGTTTGATAACAATACTGCACCAACAACACCAAGTGTTCCAGCTACATTAGCCGTACTCTGTAGATTTGCAGAACCTACAACATTCAATGTGTTGGATAGTGTAGTAGCACCCGTGACACCGAGCGTGTTTGCTAGAGTGGTTACTCCAGTAACACCGAGCGTGCTTAATGCATTGGCTGCACCGGTGATACCAAATGTACTAAGTACGTTAGCCGCACCAGTCACACTTAACGTATTTGATAGTGTAGTATTTCCTGTCACCACGAGTGTATTTGCTAGTATGGTTGCTGCAGTAACACCAAGTGTACTTAGCAGATTGGCTGCTCCAGTCACACTTAACGTATTTGATAATGTAGCATTTCCTGTTACAGCAATTGTATTTGCAAAGGTAGCATTGCCAGATACATTCGCAGCACCTACAATTTTAACATAATTTACTGCAGTGATCGTAAGATTTGCTGCACTTGTCCATGTTCCATTGCCAATAGCGCTGTTGAATAAAGAGTTACCCACATACAAAGTAGTAGCATTGGCAAAGATGTTGGCGCCGACTGCCATTGTAGTAGTGTTTCCGGTAAAGATCCCGGTAGTAAATGCCGTCGGGGTTATGTTTGCAGTTGATATATTATTTGCAATTTGAATTAGCGTTGGGCTAATATTTGTGTTTACAACACTCGAAGATTGTGTTATAATAGCAATGCTATTCACAAACGAATTAGCAGTTCCTACGCCAAGGTAAACACCAACTGGATTGATATAACTGTTTGATGCAGTGTTACCAACAAGGACTCTAATACCAGCATCTGCAGCAACATAGGCAGTAGCGTTTGTTGTGATTAAAAGGTTGGCCGATAGCCCATTGACATTACCACCACGAAGTGCAGTTGTTACTACAACATTGTTTGCCCCGAATGTACCATAAAGTTGTGCTGTACGACTTACAACTGAGTTACCAGTATTTGCATACGTGGTATTTGCAGTGATGATTTCAGTTGATAAAGCATTAAGCAGCTCATTGCTCTTGAGCAGCCATACTTCAAAACTGTCGGTAATGATATCAACATTAGCTACTTGTCTTGACATTAATTATTCCTGTGTACTAACTGTAGTAAAAGAGTTTTAATATCACGCATCTCATTCTCTACTTCAGCCATCCTTTTGCAAAGATTATTATTTTTTTTATTTGATTCACGCGCAGCTAAGAACTTTTTATACTCTTCTTCATTGTTGTTTATAATGACACCGGTATCAGTATCTTTTACATAACCAACATGATTAGTCTGCGCCAACATTATGCAGAGACCCCAATAACTTGAATCTGCTCTACCTTTGGTACAACAAAAGTTGTTTCAGAGAGAAGAACGATTTTGATCTGCATTGTGTTATATGTATCAAACTCTGTATATGACGATGTCACATATCTGGCAACGTTGTCATAGGCAATATTATTCCACGCTGCATTCTTATACTTGAGCTTGTCAATAGCTACATCACCAATAATATTTGCATTGGTGATTGGTTTGAATGTAGTAATGGCAGTACTAGTGACCGTTGCCACGGGAAATACCTGATGGTTTTCAGGAGTAAGAACGCTGTACACTCTGATCAGATCACCAATAGCTATTGTAGATGTTTGATCTACAGTAGTAGATATCGAGTTGCTGCCATTTGTTGTTAAGAATGCACCAGTCAGGCCTGCATGAATTTCAGGATACTGTGGAAGACCATACGTATATTCCCAAAGATCGTTTGGATCCTCTGTGCTATAACGTTCGGTGTTATTCTTAAGTTCCAGCGGGCTCCATGCTTTGTCATCGAAAGATTCTTTATCAGCCGAGTTATGTATTTTAGCATATAACTTGATCTGCGTACCAGCCGGGCGGTAACCTGCCAGATATACTACGACATCCTCAGCATACTTACCTTCGCCGAATGAGATCTTCTTGGAGACATACTTTGACTTGGCAAGTCCATTGCGATCAACTTCTGTATCATAGTTAGTAATTGTTCCGCGAGTACTCGTATACGTGTTATTGATATCATTCTGATAGAAGAAGAAATCAAGTTCACCAGAGTTAATATAAGGTACTGAGAATCGATTTGCTTCAGATACTGATACATTGAATGTAATATTGGCTACAGCAGACTTTCTATTCGTACCGTAGATAGTGGTGTTATCAACCTCTAACGATCTTGAAAGAATATACGACTCACGTGGAGAATTGTTAAACTGTAGCAACTCTAGATTAGTCGATGTTGTTGGCATCGCATTAGATGAGTTAGCAACGTTATATGTCATTGTGTAGTTAGAAGTAGTAGGATTACCAACCAAGAAGGTTGGCTTGAAGTTATCTACTTGGAATCTATCGATCGACACAACATTTGCAGACGAACCAGATCTTACACCAATGATACGTGTACCAGCAACAAACTTGACACTGCTATTTGCATTTGAGTCTGATAGGATTACTTTGTTTTTGCTGTAGTCAGTAAAGTAAACAACGCCAACCGGCGGGACCTTGAAGCCGATGCCCACAGCACTGAAACTTGGATATTTGTCAACTGTCATCGATGTAGCATTGGTAATATTAGTAATAGTCAGAATATCTCTGCTACTATTAGCTAATACAATCTTATCATCAATAGCATAACTCGTAAATGATGTGGCTGATCCAACAATAGTATTACTAGATGATGTGAATGTTACAGTACCTGTGGCATTAGCAATGTTTTGATATACCCATTCACCACCTGTGAATGTTCCTGATACTGTGTTATCAATCGTAAAAAATTCATACTCTTTATTAACCAATGGAATGGTTACATTGTTAGAGATAAACTGTGCTACTCTGACCTTGAACTTAAGATCTTTATTGCTGAACTTGTCATAGGTATTGAAGTTTGTTGCCTTATAAAGGAAACCATCAAATCTTGATTGCGAACCTGGCGATGCAACGTTAGTAACACCACCTGCACCAATGATACGGTCGCCTTGGACATTTGTCCAGATATCATATGCAGGATCATTGTACTTTACAACAATTCCATAATAACGACCTGTCTTAAGGAGAACAGGATTATTAAATCCAACTACGGTTGGAGTCTGTGCATCGTTACTAAGATTGACCGAATCATAATCAATAGCTCTTGTAGAATGCAAGAGTGTCAGATTTGGATTTGGATCGCCATTTTCTACTTCACAGATCCAGACATTAATTCCTGGCTTTGCAGTACCACTGACATTTGCATTCTCTAGCGGTTTAGCTTTAAAGAACAGATCTATAGATGTCAGCATGATTTCAGCTACATTTGCAACTGTATCAGGATTTACGTAAAACGTTTGGATGTAGTCAAAATTCGACATCAATTCCTCGTAATCTTTTGTTTATTTATGTTCATTTAAATCAAACTTCCTGTTCATCGCCGTTAATGTTTCTGTAATTGACAATTCTCACATTCTTTTTGTCAATTGCATCATTAACGGCTTGAGCAGTATACATATCAGTTTGAGATGACGATGGTCTGTCAGTCGACGTAGATGACATAGTAGCAGTCTGTGTTGTATTTAGACCGGATGCATTATTGTAGTCAAACGGTATATTTGTATAATACTTAAGACCGATAGATCCTGAAGATTTGGAGTTTCCATCATATGATTCTACACTGAAGATCTTTGTGCCAGCGGTTGCCGCCGCAAGTTTATTTCTCTGTTGTAGATCACTGGTAGCTTCATCGATTCCAGCATCGTAGTAGAAATCAAAGTTAAGAGTCCCGTTGGCATCAACAAGCAGTCCTGATGTATTCGTTGTTGAGGTTCTTGACTGCGAACACTTTGTTGTCTTATCTTCACCATCAAACACAAACTTATGATATGTATTCGGCTTCAGACCGGTGATTGAGATGCTAAACTTCTGCGCATCTGATACAAACTCACCAAGATCAAACGATCCATAAAGCATATATGAATACTGCTTAGAAAGCATAATTGTAAAGTCGGCCGGCATAATCTGGTGAACGATGCCAGTGTATCCGAAGTTGGCAGGATTTGGTACGATTTTTGTCTGTGTGCTCACGACATCTGATGGATAGTATAACTTGTACCCGAATGTACCAGCCTTGGCACTTTGCAGGAATCCACCACTCTTCTTGCCCTTATAAACACGGATCTTGTAGTACACACCATCATTTGGATTGTGTATCCACAGGAGTTTGAACTGATCTTCAATGAATCCGCCCACTGGACCATTTGACTTGCGTTCAATTGTATCTGGGTGCTCAATCTTTCTTCCATCATTAAGAACAGATAGACCCTTCGAGGTAATGTCTGTAGTTGTTATTGGAAGCGCAGCTGCTGATGTATACGTTGTAGTAAACGTTCCACCAGATGTTTGTGCTTGGAACACTTCAACAGCTAGATTGTTATCACGACCATTGATATAGAATTCCACTGGACCGGTTAGTGTGCTCAGAGTATAGTAGAAATCTTCGTATACCAGACCGCTGTCACTGTTCGATGTACTGCGCTGTGATTGAATTGCAGTAGCCGTTGTTTGGTTGACTGTTGTTACCGTTATTGGACCTTCAACAGAACCATCGGTTGCATCATTCTGGCTAACAATAGTGAATTCATTATATGGAAGTGTTACTACACCAGTCGACCCGTCATCTGGGCGGAATTCAAGATTCAACTCAGTCAGACGTGGTCCAAGTTGGTCATCTCTAATAGTTACATAGAACTCAGGGTTACCAACATCGGCATAGTTGTAATCAGTGAATGGATCAACGAAGAAACCAAAGCGGAAGCGGTCGATCAACGAATCGGCAGACGATGGGATGTAACGAGCCTTTGCAAGTGCTTCAGCCAACGTAAATGATACGTAGTATTCAAGATCTTTGATTCTCTTTTCAAGAGAAGCAATATCTGTCATCTTGTATCCCTTGACCTGGATACGTGCACGATCCTGAATACCAATCTGTGATGTCACAGTATAGGTTTTAATTCTCTTGCCATATACTTCATTGGCAACCTTAGTATCAATGATTTTTGCCATGTCATTGGACATTGCCTGTGACAATGAAGGATATGCCGGAATATTGAGGATCTGTAGAGTCAGACTGTTCTTGGGTTCAGGTGGGATATCATTAATGAATCCATTCTTACCTGTACGCACAATAAACTCACCAGTACTATCAACAACAACACGATCAGAACGACCAAGGTAGTATTCGATACTTGCACTTAGATCTGTATCAGGTGCTGGGAAATACTTTTCAGAACTATCAAATCTTGCTGCAGAAGTTGGTTCTGATGGATTGATGATAGAAAGCGCATTGGCTCCTGCAGGTACAGTTGAAATATCTGTAATCAGAGCAATAGTATTTGCTGAACGTGGGCGGAAGTCATACTGATCGCGAAGATCATAGTATGTTCCACTCGTACCAAGAATCTCTGGGATCTCCATAGTGTGCACATTCGCCTGTGCTGAAAGTGCAGCAAAATCTAAAGTATCTGTGACACTATATGAAGTAATTGTCTTCACACTTGCTGAACCGCCAGTAAATACGTCATACTGTACTAGAAGAACATCGTTGGATCCAAGTGTAGTTGCACGTGGCTTTCTGTATAGATACGATGTATCTAGATAGTCTTCCTTCTGATTGGTGTCAAGATAAAAATCATTAGTAACATCTGCCACACCATATGTGTTACCATTAAAGAATATTGGCTGTCCGGTAAGTGTGTGATTCTCTGATGTAGCCGATGCAGTAAGTGCTAGATTTGCACCTCCACGTGTAGAGGCCAAAGCCGTACCGAGAGTATTGGCATACACTGCATAGTATGTAGTACCATTGGTAAGACCGGTGATACCTGATGTCATACCAGTATTTGAATAGACTACCGAGTCGCCGTTGGCAAATACATTATTAGGAAGACTAACGAATGAACTAACAACCCCAGTATTAGCATTGAATGTCTTGGCTACAGATGCACCATTTGCCTGATATACTTTTCTCAGACGGAACCCATCTGATAATCCTAATACCCATGGACCGCGAACACTGCCGGCGTTATTTGAACAGACAAGGCGTGTATAAACAAAACGTGTTGCTGACTTAACTTCAGAAGACACCCCGGTTCTTGTAGCATTATATGTAACCATAACGTTAGCAGAGGAAGACGAGTTGCCGGTGTTAGAAATATTGCTACCAAGATATACTGTCATTACTTGGCTATTTGATGTGCTTACGTTTGCCCACCGTGTTGCTTTGCCAGTCAGCGAGATAGGTACATTCTTAGGGAAGTACAATGTAGCACTACCCCCTGTGTATGTCTGACCTGCACCTGATGTAAGAACCAATGTGGTATTGCTTGTTACCTGCGCAACCTGCTTAATTACAACTGTTCCATTGATCGAGTTGGCGAATCGTACAAAGTCTCCAGCAGTAAATGTAGCATAAAGATTTGCACCAGTTGCTGCAACAATCGTATTTGCTGTAGTACCAGCACCAATGGAGATAGTACCTGTTATTGGCGCAGAAGATTGATAATTTTCTTTTGGAACGACAAGAAGGTCTCTTTCAGCCGATGTACTTAGTACACCAGTATATGGGAAAATAATATTTGACCCAAGGTCTAATGTGATATAACCAGAAGTATTGGCAATTTCTGCTTCATTTGTTGTTCTATACGTATATGAAATATTTGAAACAGCTTTCATAGCAGGAACTGAATTATATAGTAGTGAACTGCCTGATGAATCTTCAAGGATTGCAGTGCCTGCATCGCTTAGTACTACATCAGCAATACCGCCATTAGTTCCATCATAAAATACTGAACGGACTGTCCCAAAGTTTTGACCGCTATTCATTACTACATCAAACAGATACAGTCTGTACACAGCGTTGGCTGTGCCGGGTTCGCCTGACTCTAAAGCCAATGAGCGCATGCGGGCTTCACCAATCTTAGTAGCAGGCGATGTAATTGTATTACCTGCAGATGATGTGATGTATGTTACCGCGGACGAGTGGAGTTCAATCAGACCGCCGATGTTAAATGCAAAGTTACCACCGACTTCTTTTACACGAACGTAGTTGCCATAACCAAGGCGGATTCTAGCATTTGTGTTTGTAGCCGTGGCAATACCCTTAGCTACGTTTGCACGGTATTGATCTGTCTCTACACGATATCCATTGATATATGCTTTACCCGGATCAATATTGATCTTGAATGCTGTTGCTGTCTGAGAGAATGTCGTAGAATCTCTTGTCGAGACAATGAACTGATCTAGTACATAGTTACCAGATTCTTCATATGTTCTCTTGGCCATCTCATCGCCGATGACATTATATACCGTGCTTTGATTCTGCTTGTAAGGGCGGCCATCTGCAAACTCGATAATTGGCAGGAAGTCGGTGTTGGCATCTGCAACATCTTTGTCAAGAACAATAAGTTCAGGAGTTAGTTTAAGACGATCTGCACCTGGAGCTGCATAGTTATATGTACCAGTTGCATTATCAAGTAGAGACGTATCTTCATTGCTGTCAATAATATCTTCAGCTGTATAGAACCCAACCGACTTGTTGAAGTCTGTATTCGAATACTTGTTTACGACTACTAGTTGTGGAGATACTCTTGAGAAGAATCCCTTCTGATAGATAGTACCTTCATCAACGGTGACACCATATCCTGTACCGACTGGTATGAGCATCGAATTGGCAACCGAGATTGTTGCCATGTAGTTAAGAGCCGTAACATCCAAAACACCAATTTGAACATCAGTGAGAGAAGATGTTGTTTGTTTCATTACTGTTACGTGTGGAGTCACGTAGTAACCTGTTCCGCCACCTGTAACTGAGATGGATGTTACTTTACCGAGACCGTCAGTTACTAGAGATCCGGTTGCACCGCTACCAATAACAGCTACAACACTTGCGATATTGGCTGTCGTTGCATTCTTAACACTATCACCGCCAGATACACGCCATTTAATTGTATTTGCAGTTAGAAGATCTGTAGCAAGTGGCTTGACCTTAAGGATAAGAACTTGAGTATTTGTGACTGCATCTGTTGAAATAATTGTTAGATTTGCAACACCGTTCTGAATGATCTGGCCGGAAACCCATGCATTTAATGGGAATGTAGTACCGCCAGTTGTGTTCTGTACAGCGAGTGCAGAAACAATGACAACACCATCATTATTACTGATTAACGATGAACCATTGTTTACAAGTGTCTTAAATATAGGATACTGTTGACTGAATACTGTGAGATTTTCACCAGCCGCGTATGATGCCGTATTCGAATTAGAACCCGAAGAGTTATACTTAACATAAAGTGTATTAAGATCAGGAGAGCGTGACTCAAACCCTGCTACTGTCTTGACAATATAACCTGTAAGATTTGCGCTATTACGAACCGACATACCTTCGTATGCTGTAACAGAAATCTGAGTTCCGTCTGTTTCAGTGTCCTTGACCTTTACATAAGGAAGAACTGAGTGACGGACAATATTACAACCTTCAATAATCGTACCGCGCTTGAAGATATTATCACCAAACTTCTCAACTTGGTTCTGCAAGATTGTTTGAAGTTGATTTAGCTCGCGAGCCTGAACTGCCACACCAGGCTTGAAAAGAATACGATAGAAATTCTTCGTCGGATCGTAGTCGTCGTAGTATGGAAATACATTTAGGTCTGTTTGCAGAGCCATTTAATTAAAACTCCAAGATTATTTTTATAATTTCTGATTTGTTGCCAGCTCGAGTAATAGCATCTAAGTTTTCAATATATAATACTTGACCACTGCCAACAACAAAGTCTCCAGGGTATTTATTCGTTAAATTTTGTAGTTGAGCACCAGAAGTTAAACCAATAATTGGTCTCACGCCGTCTGGATCTAAGTTAAACGTACTAAACTTATTGCTAATGTACATTGTATCATTGTTGTCTCCGCCAAATAGAGCTATACTGTGGAAAGCCCCTGCGGCTTGCGCATATGATACCAATCCGGCCTGTTGAATTTTTTCATCTTCATTAAAAGTTTCTGCACCGGCCGGGAAGGTGCCTAATAGTCTTGTAAGTTGTGTTGGCGTTACAAATCCGGATGCTGCTATATCATTTACTTGAATCGTCGGAGTAATATTAGTTGTTGCAATAACGCTTGTCACATTTGATGTAAGACCAATAACTCTTGATCCTTCAGTAAAGATGCCTGCAACATTTGAAAGAGTTATTTGCCCAGCGCTTATAGAGGTAATTTTGCCTGATGCTTGTAGAACAAGGGCTGAGATATCACAATCAATTGCTGTAAACAATGCACTGGTTGTAGCAGTTATTTGGTAATCTTGTGGAACATTACTTACAGTAGAAAGGAAAATGCTACTTCCATTTGTGACTAGAACATAATCACCTGTCGAGAAGGCATCTTTGAATATAGGTGTCTGCGGATTAGCAAAGGAAGGTATTAATTGAGCAGCACTTCCAGTAGTAGCATTTACTTGAAGTACAGGAAGACTTGTATAATTGTTACCTTGATTTGATACAGTCACTGCAGTGACAACATTTGCTGTTAATGTAACGGTTGCAGCAAACCCAGATCCATCTGTTAAATCGTTATTTGAAAACACAGTTGCATCGGTAGAATAACTAGAACCACCATTAGCAATTGCAACAGATAGTGAAATACGTCCTTGATCTGTCTTTTTGATTACATTACTATTAGCAGTGACACTTACATTTCCATGTAATTTAAGTTGTTTAAACTGACGGATCGTATCTCCAATTTTAAAACTGCCGCCAATCGTTGCAGCAGTGTTCAGTATAAGATCTACATTAGTATAAAGTGGATTCTTAATAAGTCCGACCTGCCTAAAGTCGTTCGATGTAGAAATTCTGCTGCCTTCGCTATTAATAAATTTGGTACTAACACAAATTCTCTTAGCACCAAATTCAGAAATTGGATCGAAGCCGTGCCCACCAGGAGGAGAAATGATTGGTTGTAGCACTGCTACTTGGAAAGAAGCTGCGCTAGATACCGTTACAGGCAAATCAATAAATACACTATCGATTGTGATAGGAATAGTGTCGGTTGTTTCACCGGCATACGATTCACCGTAACGATAGTTTGCACCAACCTTAAGCATCTCGATTTCAATAATACTATTCGATGATGTACTACCAATAATAGCTCTTCCTTCGGCTGCTACTGTCTCTGTTCCATCACCCCAAACATAAACATATGGATATACTTCATACGTATCACCAGCTGCCGGCGTAGTTGTAAATGCGCTATCAAGCAGAAAGATCTTTTGACCACCAACACCACGATAATCAATAATACGACGATGTTGTCCTGCAGCACCTGATGTAGAAGTTTTGATTTTAATTACGCCACCACGATAGTAGTCATCTTCGGCTACTGCTGTATCCGGTGCACCATATATTGTGTTATCGCCGCCTACACTGAGATCCGTTGTTCTGAAGGTTCCATTATCGATATAGTTATCGTAACCACGGCCGCCTTCGATAATATCAATAATCTCGACTGCCCCCGGAATGGCCGCTGCCTGAATAGCAGAATTTGCAATAACTGGAATATAACTTGTTGTAGCAAACTTTTCATATTGTGTTTTGGTAATACTATACATGTATTTCCAAATATATTCATCTCCAAGCGGAGTTGCCGATATAAACTTTCCATATGGTGAAACAGTAGAATTGACAGTTACGCTTGAGTTGCTTGCATTGAATAGGCACTTGTAGACATTAAATTCGGTTGAGTCATCTACAACGGTATAGAAATTCTTGT